CGCCCTACGTCTCCGATGATCGCTTTACCAAAAGCGGCAACAAATACTATGCCTTCCCCAGCAATGCCCGCAGCACGGCACGCCTTTACGGAGAGACGCAGAACAGGCTGCTGCTGGGCAACCGCTACGGGATGAACGTCCAGACCGGCCCTGACATCCTGCCGGCCGCACCGTTCAGTCCGGTGATCATCAGCGCCAATGGGCTGAGCGCGTTGTACCGCACCAACGGCACCAGCTGGGCGATCAGTGCCGATGGGATTGTCGTGAGCAGCGATCTGCTGTTCTGGGGAGCTGTGGCAGGAACGGGAACGTTCTGGTTCCCGGTTGCACCTGGGATCACAACGCTGCCGACAGCACCTGCGGTGGTGAATGGCCAGATGACGGTGACGGCAGTGGTGCCACCGTGGGGTGTCACGGAGTCGCTGCAGGCCGTGGTCAAATCCAAGATGGTGGTGACGGCATACGGCTATGCCCTGACCCAGCTGTCTGTCGTGCCCTTGAGCGTGCGGTCAAAGATGACCGTGTTTGCCACCTCCTCGATTCAGATCCCAGCAGCAAGCGTTGCTATCAGCGCTAGCGCTCCCTATGTGGCGCTCACCACTGTGGTGGTTGTACCGGCAGCGGCGATCACAGTGGCGGCGCAGTTGCCTGAGGTGGGCATATCAGTTGTCGTCAATGCACCGGCAGCCAGCATTGCGATCAGCGTCAGTGTGCCCAGCCTGCAGGCGGGAGGCGTTGACGTGCTGGCCCCGACCGCTGCTATGGTTGTGGCTGCCGTCACGCCGTCGCTCAGTGTTGGCGCCGGCGGCCAGGATGCTGGAGTGGCGTTCTGGCGCGACTGGGCTTGGGCAGAGGATGGTGTGGGGCTGCTGAGTAATGAGTAGCCGGAAAGCTAGGGACACGTTGTCAGGCCATGGCAGCCCCCAACATCAAGAGCGGCAGCTCGGTCACGACGGTCGTCGGCAAGACCGTGGGTTATGCCGTGACCACCTCGATGGCTGCAGCGCTGAGCAATGGCGCCAGCAGCGGCAAGGTGCTGAAAATCAACTCGGTGTACTGCGCCAACGTGGATGGCGCCGCAGCGGCTGACATCAGCCTGGAGCACTACAACGGCACCACCGGCTTTGCCATCGGCAAGACCATCGCCGTGCCAGCGGATGCCACTCAGGTGCTGGTGACCCGCGAGGCATACATCTACCTAGAGGAAGGCCACAGCCTCCGCGCACAGGCCAGCGCTGCCAACGACCTGGAGCTGGTGATTTCGTATGAGGACATCAGCTGATGTTGGGCTTTAACGGTGGCTTAATGGGCGTCCGGCGCACGCCGACAGGCAGCGCAGCATCAGGGTTGTGGTTTCAGAATGAGCAGAGCGTGGCCAAGCGTGCCGGGCTCTGGACTATGCCGCTAGGCACTTATTCGCAATCTTCCCTTTATTCTGGCGTTACAGCAGCATCAAGGGCAAACATGACCAACGGGTCATTTACTGATGCCGCAACAGCAACTAACAATGATGCCGTAGCTTTTGTCAAAATAGATTACGGCGAAAGCGTCTACATTAACAGCGTGACTATTGGAACTGGCACGAATAACATTCCTGGCGGATGGGACAAGAGTTATACAGAAAATCGCTTAGTGCAAGCATCCACTGACGACAGCACCTGGACCACTCTGTTTAACACCGGAACTTTTGCGGCTGATGGCATCTACACGTTTTACGGACCTGGCAACTTTACGCCTGTAAATGCTAGATACATTCGCATTTATGGAGCCAACACTTGGGTTTTGATTTCTGAGTTCTACGTCAACTAGCCATGCTCTACTCCCATAACGCCGCCACCCCAGCACCCCTGCCGCACCGCATCCGCTTTGCGGACGGCAGCACCCGCACGGACGCCAGCACCTTCACACCTGACGAGCTGGAGCGCGCCGGTTACAGCGGCCCCTACCAGCGCCCCGAGTGTAATCCCAAGCTGGAAACAATCGACTGGGACGGCAGCGCGTTTGTGGTGCGCCCCTACAGCTTCGATGAGCTGCAGGCGCAGTACGCCAAGATCCGCCAGCGGCGCATCGAGCTGCTGCAGTCCTGTGACTGGACGCAGATCACCGACTACGACCTCGGCGCCGATCGTGAAGCCTGGGCCAGGCTCCGCCAGGCGCTGCGCGACCTGGCCGACGCGCCCAACCCGTTTGACATCACCTGGCCGCAGCCACCGGCAAGTTAGGTCAACGCAAGCAGCAGCATGGCGATCACCATCAGCCTTTACAACCACACGGCTGCCCGGTTTGCCTCTGGCGCCAATGCCGTTGGGGATACCTACAAGTTGAAGCTGCTGACGGCAGCCACCTTCAGCGCGGCGCACACCACTCTTGCCGCAACCGGTGGCACCGAGGTGGCCAGCGGCAACGGCTACACCACAGGCGGCGCCACGCTGGCCAACGTGGCCGTCACCACTGTCACCACCAACGATGCCAAGCTTGACGCGGATGATGTCACCTGGACTGCTAGCGGCGGCTCGCTGAGCGCTGCGTTTGGCATCCTCTACAACGACACAGACGCTGATGACCCGCCGGTCGCGTTCATTGATTTTGACGGCAGCAAGACAGCACCGGCAACCACTGATTTCAAAGTGATCTGGGACGCCGCAGGCATCTGCACCTTCACGGTGGCTTGATATGGCGCAAACAATCACTATCAGCCAGAAAGAGCTGCAGCGAGTTGCCGCCCTGGCATACGAGGGCAAAACGCTCAAGGTGATGCTGTGCTCTGTTGGCGCGACGGGCTATACGGCGCAAAGCACCGTTGCCAACTGGCAAAGCGTGGAGAAGAGCGGCAACGGCTACAGCCGCTTCACCGCCACCATCGCAACGGGCAGCTACGACGGTACAGAAGCTGCTTATGTCATGCCTGACATTGACGCAGCGTTTACAGCCACCAGCACGGGCTACAGCTATGACACGGTGGTCATCTACATCAATGGTGAAACCTATCTGCACAGCATCATCGTTGAATCACCAAATGTCACGCTGGTAGCAGGCCAGACGCAAACGTATCGCATCAGTCTGCGGCAGGATGACTGATGAGCACCGAGATCACGGTCTTCACGGGAGACAGGGATCTGGTTGATCGCGCCAAGGCGCAGACGCAGGCCAATCGCTTTGCGCGTGTTGACGCGGAACAACAGGCCAAGGTGCAGCAATCGACAGAGCAGTTGCTGCAGATCATGCAGCCGCCCGCTGCGGCGGTGTCTCGACTGGGCGGCCGACTGTTCAGGCATCTGTTCTTCAGCGAGGAACCCATTGCCCGCCGGAATGCCAGCACCGGCCTGCTGGCTTTTCTGCTGGTGCCGACCGAGGGGTTTGACACGTCAGCGGTCGGACCGTTTGGCGACCCTACCGGAGCGCAGTTCACCAGCTATGGCGCCAGTCCCGGCCTGGTGCGCGGCTACACCAACACCTACTGGACGGTGACCAACTGGCGCCCGTATGTCGGCTACGTGGTGGTCGGTGGGGTCTGGCGGAACATCGGCCGAGTGGTTCCTCGGCCTCAGCTAGATATCCCTCTTGGCGAGATTGACGAAATCTCGCAACAGATCCTCCCACCATTGTTTCAAAATGGCGTGTTGAAAGGTCCGATCCTAAAATCAAAACGCTATGCCAATAGCAACCTAAATTTTCACACAGGCCCATGGATGGAGAGGACTATATCAGAGGTTCATATTGCTCATGCCGTAGCAACGCGGACTAACTTTCGCTATCGCGATGACACCAGCCAGCAGCGGCTTGAGTATCTCGACAACACGCCGCTGACCTTGCAGCCTGGCGCCCGCAATGCCATGACGCTGGAGTTCATTGTGCAACTCGGTCAAAGCACAATTCCTGAAGATGGCGGGAACCTTAGGTTCAACCAGGGGCTGCCGTCCACCGAAATCAAGGGACTCAATCAGCTTGAAGTACGGCTGGAGGGCTACACCTCAGGTGTCTGGGGGCAAGGACTTTATGACAAGTTTGACCTGTACTTGCGCCAGGGCCACGGCAATGACGCGGACAGCACCAACCTTCTTGACTTTGAAGGTGGGCAATCGGTCGATAATGACCCGGAGTCTGGCAACATCGTGCAATACGCCGAGAACGAAGTACGCAATACACTCTGGCGTCCTAACTATGACTACGACAAGGTTGGCAACAAAACGCTAGTCGGAGTCAATGGCGTTGAAGCCTTTGGCAATGAGCTTGGCTTTCCAATTACGTTCAAGACTGCAGACAGCCTGGCAGCGCGGCCTGTTCATTGCGCCCTGGTGTTCACCAACCAACAGACCCGGCTCTACATCGAGGGCACGCTTAGGCACACGGCACCGGCTGCCCCCAGACTGCTGAGTGCGCAAACCATGCGCGTTTACGCAAGCCTGAGGGATTCAGCTTACAAAGAGTATGGGCGCGTTGTTGACCATGCGAGCGCAGAAGCTGGGGGCCTTATCACGATGAATGCGGACCTCTTTGGTGGCGATGAGGGTGCAAATTATCAAGCTGAGTCATTTCGTGTTGAATGGACAAATGAATTGAGCTGGTTGGGTCGTGTCGATGATTTTGAAGATCCAGGAAACTACACATTTAAGCAGGAGTTTGACAACACGCTAGGCTCGGGAATTGTCCCGCTATGGCCGTTGTTATCTTTGAATGGAGTTCCAACTGCCGGTTTTCAGCCCGGTGTCAAGGGCAGGCATCCTTGGACAATGGACCTTGAAATACTTGACACAAGCATACGAGACGCCCCTACTGAAATGGTTGAGGTCGCACCAGACCCAGTTAGTTACACAAAGGACTACCTTAAAATATGGATATACGATCAGTTTGGCCAGCTTTTTCGTACTTTAGATGGCCAAGATTACACCTGTCTCATAATCCACGAGTTTTACTCGGATTACATGTATTCGGGATTGCAGCAAATGCCAATTGGCCAAACTAGGCTACGCAGGCCGCTTGTTTATCGAATCAGGTATAAATCAGCACGCACAGGTGCTGACTACGCTTTGGTTTTTGACAAAATGCTTGGGACTTTGATTGGTACCGCAACTCAAGTTGAAAATTTGGATAACCCACGCGGCACCATTTTTAATGGGCCTTCGCGCCTGTCCGGGATCCGCTTGACTTCCAGGGAGCTTTACACAGGCAACACCGTTCAGGTGCCATCGGAAATCACCAGCCTGGATCCTGATGAAGATGTACTGGGCACGCCCGGCGGCGGCGGTGGCGGTGGTGGCGGCGGAGGGGCTATCGGATGAATCCCCAGCAGGTGGCAGCCAAGCAACTCATCGCCCGCGCCAAAGCACAGATCCAGGCCAATCGCTATGCGTTTCTGCGTAAAGCTGCAGACCGTAAGCTGGTGCAACAACTCGTCAAGCGCTGATGCTTCCGTTCATCACGCCACCTGCGCCACGCACCACGCGCCAGATCGGCAACGAGCAAGTGGGCGTGCTTGAGGTGCAGGTGCGCGGTGGTTTGACAGTCGGCGAAAGCGCCACCATTTCTGAGCTGCTGGCGCAGGAGCAGAGCGCCTTTGTGCGTGGTGCGCAGATCGCCGATGCCATTGCCAAGGAGGAATCCATCAGCCTGACAGAAGCGTTCCAGCTGATTGAAAACGCGATTGCCGGCCGCCCGCTGGAGCCCGAGGCGGATTTGATTCGCGTGCGCCATGCCGAGCGGATTGCCGAGGTGGCCCGCGTCTATGCCAAAGCCGGTCAGGCCAACCTGGAGGCCACCGTCACGGCCTTGGTGCGCAGCCGCTGCAACCTGCCGGCCTGGACGCTGGATGACACGCGCAAGATGGACAAGCCCTTGTTTGATGGCCTCTGGCAGCTGGCGCAGGATGAGCAGGCAGTCGAGGAGCTGCCCAGTACACCACCAAGCGAGGAAGAACTGGGAAAGCCGCAGCCGGTCACACCGACCGGCCACAAACGGACTGGGCGGCGCTCTTCTGGGAACTAGCGCGAGGCTTCCCCGGTCAGTTCCAGCGACGCACCTACAGCCGCGAAC